CGAGTGATCCCGGAATGCCTCCCAAACTATCGGTGCAACTCGAGTCCAAACCTCATCTGGGTGATTTGAAAGCTCACCCAGCAAGCTTGCCAATGTCGCACGATACCACTCGGTAGTAATCTGCGACCTCTTCTCCGCGTACTGTCCCATGAGCAAAATGCTCTCCATGCGCAGTGGAGCCACCCACATGTTGGCCCTACCCGGATCGCGCCTAAAAGCACGACCAAGGTAACTGACCTCCTCTAAACCCCTGAACGCCTTAATGGCCTGTGCCGTCTTGACGTCCATAGTGTAAATAGCTCCAAACTGCGCCATGTGAGTAGGCAAAACCTGCTCGTTGAAAGTCTCATAGGTGCTAGTCGCGATGTTGTCGTCACCCGTGACACTGAGGCGCACATGTTCACGAAACGCAACTGCTGCGGAAAGCAACATGTCACGCATCGGAAGGCGCCCCTGGGTGGGGAATATGCTCCTAGCAAATGCGAGGCGGTACAGCAAGCAATTGTACAGTCCATTGATCAGACTAGTGCCAGGATGCCCAGAAGGCATACCCTTTGGCACACGGTACAGTTTGCCTGCAAATATCACCATAGCACCATCAGCTGTGTTCAGCAAAATCCTCCTTGCAGTGTTGTAAGAATCGAACGCAGGGTAACAGTCGATGATTGCGTCAAAGAGACACTCCTTAATGTCGTGCTCTTGGTTCTTATCAAACTGCTTGTAATCACCAGCAATAAAATTGCTGCGAGTACCATGATCCGTCAACCACTGAACCAGCTGACCCCAATGCGAGTGCGGGTCCAGACCAATGCCAACCTCCTTCTCAGGTGACCAAGTGCCATAGAAGCGTAGCAAATCCCAAAACAAACGCCTAAAGGCGATGGTAAGGACCACTGGCGCCCCTTGGATGATGCGCGGGCCCTTGTCTGGGCTACGCAATTCTGCTTTGGGTGACACTTGAAACACCAATGCGTCAGTAACTGAGGTCACACCAATGCGTGCTCGCGCAAGCACTGTATCCACATCACGGCACACCAACTCCCACGTGGGAC